GTTTAGTCCTTTGACAGTGGCAACTGCCTTGTCAGAAGTAGCTACTGATATGAGCTATGACTTTGCACCTAACCCTAACCAAGCAATGCTTGTGCTTATGTCTGCCATACAAAGCAGACTTGAGTTTGAGGTTGAAGAGGAGATGAGAGATGAATGAAAAAGAATTTATTAAATGGTTAGATGAAAATGCACCAGTTGATTATGAAGAAGTTGAACACTTCAGTGATGAAGCAGGTGCATCAATATGGATTAGGTTTGATTTAGACAAGGAGGATGATGATGAGTAAAAAGAAATGGGTATATTTATATGGAGATGAATGTCTTGAAATTTGGGAACATTTTGGATTTGATAATCCAAACCCTAATGATAGATTAAAATTAAAACTTTTAGACTATGAAGGATATAATGAAGATGAGTAAACCTATAATAAAAAAAGAAAGGAGTGAGTGATGGGTGAGTATGAATGTGTTAACTGTAACGAGATATTTCACAAAGATGAACCACCTTATGATGAACACAATCTATGTGAACTTTGTAGAAAGGAGATAACTGATGACTAAAGATTTATTTGATTCACAGATATGTGTGGAGTGTGGTGAACCTTGCCACTTTGGTAGTGGTAGGTTTGTTAATAGATACCCTCGTGATGTTGAAGGGTGGGTATGTGGTTTCTGTTCAGAGGAAATAGATGCAATGATTGAGGAGATGAAAGATGAGTAAAGTAAAAGATGAGATAAAAGAATTAGGCTTTCACGATAGCTATTACTCTGAAGGATTTAAAGAGGGGATACCTGTTATTAATTCTTTATTAAAAAAACATGGACTAAAAATACATACAAGGTTTATAGATGCTATCTCAGAACCTGAGTATAGGTGGCATATAAAAATAGAAAGGAGTGAGTGATGCCAATATTAGTACAATATAGAATCATTGATGGTTTCAATGAGTATTATGACTATCTTATACATCAAGATGATACTGATGTGAGAGATAAGAAAGAACTAATCAGAGATATATTTCCTGATTCCATAGAAGATGGCAATGGTGGTGAGCAAGATGACTATAGAGATATTAGTGTTGTGTCTACTAAAAGCATAAGTATAAAACAAGCAGAGTTTTTGTACGAATGTTTTATAGCTTTTCCCTTTGGAGGTGATGGATGGCTACACGAACTTGCAATAAAAGAAAGGAGAGATAGATGAAAGTATTAATTACAATGAAAGAGTTTGATGAATGGTTAGGGTCATGTCCAGTACCTTATACTACTTCCTGCTCTAATGATGGACTTACTGAATTATATGAATTTGATACATCAAAACTTAAAGATGTAGTGAAGGAGAATGAGTAATGAAAATATGGGATGACTATGATGACTGTATCATAGGTGTAGGTACACGAAGTGGTATGCTGAGTGTATTTATCTATGACAAACAGAAAATGATAACCAAGTTGGTTAAAAGAGATGGTATGTCTTATGAAGAAGCACTTGAGTTTATAGATTTTAATATTGAAGGTGCATATATAGGTGAAGACACACCTATACTTGTCAATCTTTTGACACCAGAGGAGATTAAAGATTACTTTGAAGAGTAATGTTGTAATAATACAACATAATACTGTCAGTAATTTGACTATGGTTGAATAAGTTTGACATGATTTATAGAAAACTGTATAATTTTCTTATATTTAACAAGGAGGTAACAAAAAGATGATACCCAAAGAGACTTATGAAAAAGAAATACAAATGTTAACTGAACAATTATATAATTCTTATAAGAAATTAAAAGAATTAAGAAAGGAAAATGATGAGCTTAAGGAAAAATTACAACGACAATAGTTTCTTTAATGATTTAGAACTAGAATGTCCTACAAGTCATGATGTAGTTTTACAAGAAGGATTTTTGTCTACACTTATAGCATTTAGAATGGAGTATAATAAACCTATGACTATTACTTCAGCATGTCGTTCACAAGAACACAATGATTGGTTGAGGTCTCGTGGTTATCCTGCGAGTGCTAACTCATTCCATAAAATAGGTAATACAAAATACAACACAGATACATGTGCAGTTGATGTCGCATGTTCAGATGGTGTATCTCGCAAGGACTTAGTTGAACTTGCCTTGAAACGAGGGTGGTCTGTTGGTGTGGCTAAGACATTCATACACATAGATAGGCGAAGTGACTACACAGAACTCCCCCAAGTTCTGTATGTATATTAATCTTAAACAGAAAGAAAATAATTATGATTGAAAGTTTGGTAATAGGTTTTGTATTTAATCTTTACTCGTTAAACAATGCAGACTTCTTCCATCAACGAGCTAGTAATAACAAGACTATGAATTGTAAGTGGGAATATGTAGGTAAGTCTACACCCAACCCAGTTAATCCTAGTCTCACATTACTAGGTAATGTTTACTATAAACAAAAATGTATAACAAAGGAGAATAGATAATGCTAAATGAATTTATAATACTTATGCTATTGAATACACCCATAGGAGAGAAGGAAGTTTATGTTGGTAAAATTCCTGACTGTTCTTATAGTCAATCTGTATTTGAAAGATATAAACAAAAAGAAAAAAATGCAACAGGTTATATATGTATTACTAATGAAGTATGGAAACATAGAAAACCTTATCTCAAAGAGTTAACACCTACCCAAGCAAAGAAGGTAGAAGAAATCAGAGAGGTGCTACCAGATATAAAACCAAAACCTCTTGTGCCTTTGAAGAAACGAGAAGATATTAAATGGGACTACAACTATCAGTACCAACCTAATTGTGGTAGTGGCTTTAAGAAGGAGTATAGATGAACAAGATAGACTTAGTAAATAATCCACCTCATTATAATAAACATGGGGTGGAATGTATAGATGCCATACAAGCATCAATGACTGAAGAAGAATTTAAAGGTTACTTAAAAGGTAACAACTTAAAATATTTGTGGCGATACAATTACAAGGGTAAACCTTTGGAAGATTTGCAAAAAGCAAAATGGTATCTTGACAAATTAATTGAAGTAGTTCATAATGCAGAACTAAAAAGAAAACAATTAATCATGAAAGGATTTAAAGAGGGTGCACATGACTATGAAATATAAAACTTATGACGAATTACCTACATCTATTACTGATTTTGTTTTAACTGCAAGTGGGGAAAGCAACATTAAGTCTCTTAGCCTACATGATATTAATACTTTTATAGAAGGAATAGAAGACTATGGACAAAGACCAGAAGGAAAAACTAACGACTGACTTCTACAAACAAGTTCTTCTCTTGTTAAGAGATAATGATGAGCCAGAAACATTATATGTAATGGCAAGAGTCTTATCTTTATTAGCAATAACAAAAGCTGAAGAACAAATATATGGGTACTTAACAATACAGAATGCATTGAATGATGCTATGCAAGAACTTATTGAAATAGACTTAGAGAAACAGGGTAAGTTACCATCTGAAGAAGAAGAGTTTCACGATAAGTTTAGTAAGCTAACAAACAAAAAAAATAAAACAACATTACATTAGGGGTTAATATGATACAGAATGAAAGTCAATTTGTTAAGCATGAGAACTGTCCAAAGTGTGGCAGTAAAAATAACTTAGGTAGATACAGTGATGGACATGCTTATTGTTTCACACCTGACTGTGGTTACCACGAGAAAGGAGAAGGAGAAGTGATACCAATGACAAACACCTACAATAATACATACAGTAGTTTATCTACTGGACAGACTACATCTTTGAGAGATAGAAATATATCTCAAGATACTGCTAGTAAATATGGTGTGACTACCATTACTAACAATGGTATGGTTACAAAACATATCTATCCTTTTTATGATAGCACTAGAAAACATGTAGCTAATAAGATAAGAACCTTACCCAAAGAGTTTACTGCTCAAGGTAACTTTGCTTCAGCTCAACTGTTTGGACAACATTTATTTCCTGAAGGTTCAAGCAAACATCTCACTATATGTGAGGGAGAATGTGATGCTATGTCTGCCTATGAAATGATGGGTTCTAAATATGCAAGTATCTCTATTAAAAATGGAGTGGCTTCAGCAGTTAGAGATTGTAAACATAACTTTGAATACCTGAATAGCTTTGAGAATATAGTTATCTGTTTTGATAATGATGAGATAGGTAGGGCAACAGCTAGTAAAGTTGCACAATTATTTTCACCTAACAAATGTAAGGTTGTTAACCTTGATTTGAAAGATGCTAATGAGTATCTAAAGACTGGCAAGAGAGAACACTTCATGAGAAACTGGTGGAATGCTAAGTCATTTACTCCTGCAGGTATTGTTACCTTTGATGATATACAAGATACTTTGTGGGATGAGAAAGAAGTACACTCTATTTCATATCCATATGAAGGACTCAATAAAAAACTTTATGGTATGAGAGTGGGAGAACTTGTTACTCTTACATCAGGTACTGGTATGGGTAAGTCTTCTCTACTTAGAGAATTAGTTTATCATATCTGGAAGAATACTGAGGACAGTATTGGTCTGATGTTTCTTGAAGAAGAACACAAGAGAACTTTCAGAGGACTCGTAGGTATACATGTTAACAAACAGTTACATAAACCTGAGGAGTGGAAGAAACAATCTAAAGAAGATTTACATAAATGGTCTGCAGAAATGAAGGGTAATAGGTTAGTTATCTATGACCACTTTGGTTCTATGGAAGATGATGATGTCATCAATCGTATACGATACATGGCTAAAGGTTGTGATTGTAAGTGGATTGTCCTTGACCATTTAAGTTTGATTATCTCAGGCAGAGATGATGGCAATGAAAGAAAAGCTATTGACATGCTGATGACTAAGCTCAGAAGTTTATGTTCAGAAGTTAAGATTGGTATCATACTTGCCTGTCACTTACGAAGACTTGATAATGATAAAGGTCATGAAGAAGGTAAGCAGGTATCTCTCTCACATCTTAGAGGTTCACATTCAATCGCACAACTTAGTGATGCAGTGATTGGTATGGAAAGAAACCAACAAGATGATGATGAGATAGCCAGTAATACTTCAACTATTAGAGTCTTAAAAAATAGATATGCAGGTACAACTGGTGTAGCTTCTTATTTATTATGGTCAGATGATAATGGTAGAATGACTGAGATTGAAAACCCTTTTAAGGAGAAAGATGATAATGACTTTAGAACCTAAGAAAAAAGATAGAAAGAAATTTGATATTGATTTAGCTTATGGCAAAGTCAGAGAAGAATCTATCAAAGACATGTTACAAAATAAAAAGATTGAAGTTAAATCTGAGAGAGATGTCTGGCAAAAGACAGGTAACATAGCTATAGAATATGAGAGTTATGGTAAACCATCAGGTATCGCTGCAACTGAAGCTGACTACTGGTTTCATAACTTATGTGTAGGTAAAAAAACTTATGCAACTCTAGTCTTTGAAGTAGATTCTCTTAAAGAAATATTAGAATCTTTACCTAATAAAATATCTGTGAAGGGTGGTGACCACTTCGCTTCACGAATGTACTTAATAAATTTACAAAAACTATTTGACATAAAAACAATTAAGGAGTATGTTAATATAAAATGAATATAATTGTAGACATAGAAACAGACTCACTAGATGCGACAATAATATATTGTATTGTTGCGAAGGACATTGAGTCAGGGGATACCTATGCTTTTGTTGGAGATGATTGCTATACAAAGTTTCCTAAGTTTATAGAGAAACATGCAGAGAAAATCATCATGCATAATGGAGTAGGGTTTGATGCTCCAGTATTAAATAAATTAACTGACACAAATATAAAGCTATCTCAAATAGAAGATACTTTAATTATGTCTCAGCTATTTAATCCTGAGAGAGAAGGAGGACACTCATTAGATTCTTGGGGTAGAAGATTAGGTTTGGATAAGATAGACTTTCATGACTTCTCAGGATTTAGTAATGAGATGTTGACTTATTGTAAACGAGATGTGGACTTAACACATAAAGTTTATAATCATTTGAGACTTGAAGGTAGAAAGTTTTCACCTGAATCTCTAAGATTAGAGCATGACATTAGAGCAATTATTACTAGACAAGAGAAGAATGGATTTTATTTAGACCAACAGAAAGCTACAAGTTTACATGCACAGTTAACAGATAAAGCTGAACAACTAGAAAATAAAGTGCATGAAACTTTTCCTCCCTTAAAAAGAGAAGAAGAGTTTATACCAAAGGTAAACAACAAAAGTCGTGGCTATGTTAAAGGTGAACCTTTTATCAAAGTAACTTATGAAAGTTTTAATCTTGCATCTCGTAAGCAGATAGCTGAAAGACTTATGATGTTAGGTTGGAAACCTAAAAAGTTTACTGATAAGAACTCTCCTATTGTAGATGAGAGTGTACTATCTAAGATTGAAGATGTACCTGAAGCTAAATTAATAGCAGAGTATTTGTTATTAAAGAAAAGAACTTCACAAATATCTTCATGGATGGATGAAGTTAATCCAAAGACAAACAAAGTACATGGTCGTGTATTAACATTGAGATGTGTGTCAGGTCGTATGAGTCATACTAAACCTAACATGGCTCAGATACCTGCAGTGTATTCACCTTATGGTAATGAGTGTAGGTCATGTTGGACTACTGATAAACCTGATACTCATGTTATCTTTGGCACTGATGCAAGTGGATTAGAACTTAGATTACTTGCACACTTTATTGACACACCCTCATACACACATGAGATATTAAATGGAGATATACATACAAGAAACATGAACATGGCAGGACTTACCAACAGAGACCAAGCAAAGACTTTTATCTATGCATTTTTGTATGGAGCAGGAGCAATGAAAGTTTCTTCTATCGTAGGTTCTAAAGATGCAAGTGTAGGTAAGAAACTTATAGATAAATTTTTATCTGAGCTACCTAAACTTAAATCATTTCGTGCTCAAGTAGAACAAGCAGGTGCATCTGGTAGAGTCTTAGGACTAGATGGTAGATTGTTTCCTGTTAGGTCTGCACATAAAGCAGTCAATACTGTTATACAAGGAGCAGGTGCTATTGCATGTAAGGTATGGTTAAGAAATATGATAAGACATATTTATCAAAAAGGTTTGGATGTTAATCTTGTTGCTTCAATACATGATGAGTATCAGTTTGAAGTTAATAAGAATGACGTACAAAAAATGGGAGAGGTTGTGAAACTGTCAATCAATGAGACAACTGAACAACTGAATCTTAAATGTCCACTTGATGCTGAGTTTAAGATAGGCAGTAATTGGGCAGAGACACACTAATAAATAATTATTTTTATTAGGTGTTGACAATGTATTAGGACATAAGTTATAATACATAATTAAAGATAGTCGTAGTTAATACGACACAATAACAACTAACAGAAGGAGTATATAATGACTGTTATAAATGGTAAAGCCTATTGGGCATCTGTAGTATCACCTAACACTACGTTTGATTCTGATGGTGTATATAGTGTAGACTTATCACTTGATGCTAAGAACAAAAAGATTGCTGAATCAGATGGTCTTAAGATTAAAAATAAAGGAGATGAGAAAGGAGACTTTGTTACTATCAAAAGAAAAGCTAAAAGAAAAGATGGTAGTCTTAATAAAGCACCTGATGTCATTGACAATATGAAGAGACCTCTTGAAGGTACATTAATTGGTAATGGTTCTGCTGTAAATGTTTTATATAAAACATATGAGTGGGTGCATAAACCAACAGGTAATACTGGAGTGAGTGCAGACTTACAAGCAATACAAGTTGTGGACTTAGTTCCTTATGCAGGAGCTGAATCAGTTTCAGCATTTGAGGAAATTCCAGATGGAAGTGTAGTAACTTCATCTACAACTTCTAAGCAGGAGTTCGCTGAGATACCTGTCTAGCTTTATTAATCTCTAAATACATAGGGGTGTAGCTAATAACTCACCCCTATTTTTTTCTATGAAACAGATTGAAACTTTAGTACAAGATATGTATGACAGTATATCTAATGGAGTCCAACCTAAGAAGGAAGACATAGATTTAATGTGTGAGAATGTAGGTAAAGCTATACATATGTTATTTAATACAAGGTCAGAAAATAATAACTTAAGAATGTCACAGATAGGTAAACCTGACAGACAAGTTTGGTATAACTCAAGAGACATTGAAAAAGAAAACCTACCTGCATGGGCAAAGATAAAGTTTACATATGGGCATATCCTTGAGGAACTTTTATTATTACTTGCTAAAACTGCAGGACATAAAGTTAAGAATGAACAATTAGAAGTAGACATTGAAGGCATTAAAGGTCATCAAGATTGTGAGATTGATGGTGTTGTTACAGACTGTAAGTCTGCAAGTGCTTACTCATTTAAAAAGTTTATAAATCGTTCATTAATAAATGATGACCCCTTTGGTTATATTGCACAGCTATCAGGTTACGTTGAAGCACAAGGCAAAGATAAGGGAGCATTCTTAGCTATTGATAAACAAAGTGGTAGACTTGCACTGATGCAGGTCCATAATATGGAGATGATAAATGCAAAAGATAGGGTCGTACATCTTAAAGATGTTGTCGCAAGTGATACAGTACCTAGCAAATGTTATAATGATATTCCTGATGGTGTGTCTGGGAATAGGAAACTTGACATTGGCTGTTCCTACTGTGCTTATAAAGTTCGTTGTTGGTCAGATGCTAACAATGGGACAGGTCTTAGAAAATTTATCTATGCGAATGGACCAAGATACTTAACAACAGTGTCAAAAGTTCCTGATGTAAAAGAGGTTGAATTAGATGACGTGGGTTAGTATATTTGAATTACTCGCTGCGATTAGTGCAGTAGTTACTGTATGGGTGTATGGTAATAAAAATAACTATGCACCTTTATATGGAATGCTTTCAAATATAATATGGATTACATGGTCAGTAATGTCTAACAGTTTATTTATGTTAGTCATGTGTATTGTCTTTACAGCATTGCACATTAGAAATTATTTTCATATGAGAAAAATTAAATGAAATTTAGAAGTGGTTCAGAGAAAAAGGTTTATGAATTTTTTAAATCAAGAAAGATAAAAGTAAAATATGAACCTGAGAAATTTAAATATGAATGGCATGAACACAAGACTTATTGTCCTGACTTCATGCTACCTAATAATACTTATATAGAAGTTAAAGGTAGACTAACAATTGAAATGAGAAAGAAACATTTATTTTTTAGGAATAGTAACCCTGATATTACAGTTAGGTTTGCATTTGATAATCCTAATAAGAAGTTAAACAAGGGTGGCACAATGACGTATGCAGGGTGGTGTGAGAAGCATGACTTCGACTACTGTAAAATTAGTGATGGCATTCCTAAACAATGGTATAATGTTAAGCAATGAAAAATTCTTTCAGACAATTGAAAATTATTTTATCAGCGACACAAGTCCTGAGAGAACTTTATTCTTGGCAGTTATTTTACAAGCATTACTTGATGCTACACAAAAAGATACAAGAGACCTTGAGAGTTCAAGATATAAAAGAGAAGCTGTGCTTTGGTTTACAACAAAGTTTGGTGAGGTAAAAAAGAATTTTGATTATGTATGTACATGTGCAAATATAGAGCCTTCTTATATGAGAAGGATTGCATTAGAGATACTTAATTCAAAAAGAACTAGCTTTATTCGTGGACATATCAATGCGATATTGACACATAGAGATAGTTATGATAGAATACGTAACTTAAACAATAAACAAAAAGGGGTTAAATAATTATGAATAGTAACACACTTCCAACAGAATACCAAAACTACATTGCAATATCAAGATATGCAAGGTGGTTAGAAAAAGAAAATAGAAGAGAGACTTGGCAGGAAACTGTTGATAGATATGTTTCTTATATGGCTGATAGATATAAACAGATTACTAAAAAAGAAATATCTAAAGATGAATATGACAGATGGTTTAATGCTATACTTATGTTGGATGTGATGCCTTCAATGAGAGCACTCATGACTGCAGGACCTGCACTTGACAAAGATAATATTGCAGGATTTAATTGTTCATATGTAGCTATTGATAATGTAAGAACCTTTGATGAAATAATGTATGTACTTATGTGTGGTACAGGTGTAGGGTTTAGTGTTGAGAGACAGTATACCAGTAAGCTACCTACTATTGAAGAAGAGTTTCATAAGACTGACACAGTTATTAAAGTAAAAGATAGTAAAATTGGTTGGGCAAAATCCTATAGAGAATTAATTGCCATGTTGTATGCAGGACAAATCCCTGAGTTTGATGTGTCATTAGTTAGAAAAGCAGGAGAGAAACTAAAAACATTTGGAGGTAGAGCCAGTGGTCCTAAACCTTTGGTTGATTTATTTAATTTTACTATTGAAACTTTTAAGATAGCTAAAGGTAGAAAGCTAAACTCTCTTGAGTGTCATGACATTGTATGTAAGATAGCTGACGTTGTTGTCTGTGGTGGTGTAAGACGTTCAGCTTTAATTAGTTTGTCTAATCTATCTGACCTACGTATGAGAGATGCTAAGACTGGACAATGGTGGGATGATAATCCACAAAGAAGTTATGCTAATAACTCTGTTGCCTATACTGAAATGCCTGACATAGGTACATTTATGAAAGAATGGGTATCATTATATGATTCAAAGTCTGGAGAACGTGGTATCTTTAATAGAGTTGCTTCACAAAAAATGGCAACACGTTCAGGTAGAAGAGATGGAGACCATGAGTTTG